GAGTTCCCCCGCGAGGAGATCTACGAGCGCGACGGCTGGGTCTGTGGTCTCTGCGGAGACGACATCGACCGCACACTGTCGTGGCCCGACCCGAAGTCCGCGAGCATCGACCACGTCATCCCGTGGTCACGCGGCGGGGCGCACACTCGCGCCAACGTCCAAGCGGCGTGCCTCGACTGCAACCTCCGCAAGGGCGCGGCCAACGAGCGAGCCGCTGCCTGATGCACGACCGCGACCGCATCGCCGCGCTGATCGCCGCCGGCGGCACGCTGCAGGGCACGGCCCGCGCGGTCGGCGCCAGCCGTAACGCTGTGCGCCGCGCGGTGCGCCCCGGCGCTCGCCGCAGCTACAAGCGCGCCGAGCTCGCTGACCGGTACGGGCCCGCCATCCGCGACGTGCTCGCCGACCACCCGACGCTCGCTGTCGCGCAGGTCGCGGAGCTCGTCGAGTGGCCGGCGTCGCGCCGGCGCTTGTCCGACCTCGTCGCCGAGTACCGGCCCGCCGCGCTCGAGCGCGCGACCGAGCACCTCAACCGCCCGGCCTTCCGCGCGCCGAATCTGGTGCGCCCCGCCTTCCGCGTCGTGAGCTTCACCGCGCCGACCCTGGGGAGGTTCCGTGGCCGAGCGGAAGACGATTCCGGCGTACCCGACTGAGCCGCCCGAGCACCTCGACGATGATCGCGCCGCTGTCTGGCGCGAGGTCGTCGCCCGAGGTCGCACGGCGCCCACGGTCGACGCGATGTTCCTCGAGGTGTACTGCGACGTCGTTGTCCAGTACCGCCAGGCCTCGGAGAAGATCGCCCAGGACGGCAGCGTTATAGCGAACGAGAAGGGCGCTGCGACGGTGCACCCTGCACTGACGGTGCAGCGCCAGCTCGCCAACCAGCTCAAGGACTGGGCCCCGCTGTTCACCAAGCCGAAGGCCGCGGTGCGCCGCTCCGGCACGCTCTCCGACGCAACGAAGGCTTCGATCGCCGCATCGCCGGAGATCGAGTCGAAGCGCTACGAGGGCATGAAGACGGCCGCGATCACACTGGCCTGGCTCATCGACGAGGCGGCGCGCGACGGCATCGACGAGATCCGCAAGGCCGCGTACGTCCTCATCCCGAGCTACGTGAAGGCCTGCGCCGAGCTGCAGATCACGCCCGCCTCGATCCCAGCCGAATGGCTCAAGGAGGGCAAGAAGGGTGGCAAGGTCAGCAAGTTCGAGGACAAGGTCGAAGAGCGCCGCAACCGAGCAGCGCTCGCGGCCGCGGCCCAGTAACGGCGCCAGCTTCACCCGCTGGCCCGTCCCGGTCGGCTGCGGCCAGGCGTACGTCGACAAGGTCCACGAGGCCGACAAGGCGACCCCCGAGACCGCGCACCTGTTCGGGTCCGCCGAGCCGCGCATCGTCACCCCGCCGCTGCGCGAGCTCACGCCCGAGACGAGCCTCGGCTTCGAGGTCATCGACTTCGCCACCGAGGTGCTCGGCGTCAAGCTGCACCCGTGGCAGCGCGTCGCGCTCATCCGCATGCTCGAGCTGCTCGAGGACGGCTCGATGCGGTTCCGCACCGTGGTGCTGCTCGTCGCCCGCCAGAACGGCAAGAGCACGCTCGCGCAGGTCCTCACCATCTGGCTGCTCTGCATCTGGGGCTGGCCGCTGATCCTCGGCACCGCGCAGGACCTCGACGTCGCCGAGACTCTCTGGGGCGAGGTCGTCGACATCGTCGCCGACAACGAGGAGCTCGCCGCCCGCGTCGCCAACGTCGTGAAGACGAACGGACAGAAGGCGCTCGTCCTCGACACCGGCGGCAAGTACAAGGTCAAGGCCGCGAACCGCAAGGCCGGCCGCGGGCTTTCCGGCAACCTCGTGCTGCTCGACGAGCTGCGCGAGCACCAGTCCTGGGACGCCTGGGGTGCCATCACCAAGACCACGATGGCCCGCGCCGAGGCGCTCATCTTCGCGCTCTCGAACGCCGGCGACGCGACCAGCCGCGTGCTGCGCTACCTGCGCCTCATGGCGCACAAGGCGCTCGGCGACCCGGACGGCATCGCCGCCGCAGAGGGCACCGCCGACGCGGCGCCCACGCAGTTCGACCTCGACTCCCTCGAAGACATCGAGGAGGACGAGGACCTGCTCGCCGAGCTCGACGAGTTCGAGGACCTCGAAGACGACCTCGAACTCGACGACCTCGAGCAGGACGAGGACACGCTCTGCATCCTCGAGTGGTCGGCCGCGCCCGGCAAGCCGCGCACCGACCGCGAGGGATGGCGCTGGGCGAACCCCTCGCTCGGCTACACGATCCGCATGCGCGACATCGCCTCGGCGTGCCGGACCGACCCCGAGTGGGTCTTCCGCACGGAGGTGCTGTGCCAGTGGAACGACGGCGCCAGCAACGGCCCGTTCAGCCCCGGCCAGTGGGAAGCCACGACGCTGCCGACCGAGCTCGACGCCTTCGGACGCAAGGTCATCAAGGACCGCGACGCCAACCGCATCGTCGGGCCCGTCGTCGCCGGAGTAGCCCAGCAGACCGGCCGCTCGCGGACGTTCATCTGCTTCGCCGGTCGCCGCGCCGACGGGCGCATGCAGGTCGAGCTCGTCACCGCGCGAACCGGCACCGACTGGGTCGAGGAGTGGCTGGCGAGCCCGGACCGAACGGCCAAGATCCTGGCCGTCGGCGGGCAGAGCAACAGCGCCCCGGAGTCCACGCTGCTGCGCGACCTCGACGAGTCCCGCACCTTCCGCATCCCCGTCGTGCCGCTCAACGGCCCGTCGCTCACGGATGCCTACGGCGACACCGACGACGCGATCCGCGACGAGACGGTCTGGCACACGCCGAACCCCGAGCTCGACCTCGCCGCCGGCACTGCCGAGTGGAAGGTCATCGGGGCAGGCGCCCGTGTCCTCGACTCGAAGGCGTCGCCGCTGGACATCACCGCACTGCGTGCCTTCGTGCACGCGCTGTGGCTGCTGGACAACCTGCCCGCCGAGCCGCTGCCCCCGCCGCCGATGCCGCAGGACCTCTCCACCGAGGACCTCGACGAGGACGACGACGAGCCCGACTTCGACCCCGGCGACGACTGGGGAGACATGACCGGCGACCTCGGGTCGGCCGGCTTCTGAGAGAGGACCGCACATGGCTGCACGCGACGAGAACCGGCGGGGTGTGTTCGCGCGCTTCCTCGGTCGCCGCGACAGCGCGCGAGCCGACATCTCCGAGGCCCCGACCACCGAGCGCGGCTACCAGCGCGAGGACTCCGCGTTCTGGGTCATGGACGACGACGAGAAGGTGCCCGAGCTCGTCTGGCCCCTCAACATCAAGGTCTACGACGAGATGCGCCGCCAGGACGCGCAGGTCATCTCGGTGCTGCGCGCGGTGAAGCTGCCCATCCAGCGCACCCCGTGGCGCATCGACCCGAACGGCGCGCCCCAGGAGGTCGTCGACTTCGTCGCGGCGAACCTCGGGCTGCCGGTCAAGGGCGTCGTCGCCGAGTCGATGCCCCGCCGTCGCGATCGCTTCTCGTGGTCCGACCACCTCCACCACGCGCTCACCAGCCTCGACTTCGGGCACGCCTACTTCGAGCAGGTCTACCGCATCCAGCGCGACGCCTTCGGAGTCCCGCGCGCGTACATCCGCAAGCTCGGCTGGCGCCCGCCGGTGACCATCAGCAAGGTCGACGTCGCCGCCGACGGCGGGCTCGTCGCGATCGAGCAGGGCATGCTCGGCGCGTCGAAGCACCGCATGGAGGTAGCCCGTCTCGTCGCCTACGCGAACGAGCGCGAGGGTGGCAACTGGCTCGGACGATCGATGCTGCGCCCGGCGTACAAGTACTGGCTCCTCAAGGACCGGATGCTGCGCGTGCAGGCGCAGACGATCGACCGCAACGGCATGGGCATCCCCGTCGTCAGCGCCCCGAAGCTGCCCGACAACCTGCTCGACGCAGCCGAGTACAAGCGCTACGTCAAGGAGCTCGTCGCTGAGGGCCTCAAGGTCGCCCGCAACCTCCGATCCGGACGCAGTGCCGGCGCCTCGGTGGCCAACGGCGGCGACGTCAAGCTCATCGGCGTCGAGGGCACGCTGCCCGACGCCGACAAGCCGATCCGCTACTACGACGAGCAGATCGCACGCGCCGTGCTCGCGCACTTCCTCAACCTCGGCGGCGACAACTCGACCGGCTCCTACGCGCTCGGCGACACCTTCGCCGATTTCTTCACCATGGCGCTGCAGACAGTCGCCCTGTCGATCGCCGACGTAGCCAACCAGCACATCGTCGAGGACCTCGTCGACATCAACTTCGGCCCCGAGGTGACCGCACCGCTCATCGTCTTCGACGAGATCGGCCGCAGCCTCACGTCGACCGCGCTCCGCGAGCTCATCGACTCCGGCGCCATCGAGCCCGACGAGACCCTCGAGACCTTCATTCGTCGCGCCAACGGCCTGCCGGCGAAGGACACCACCACCGCGCGTCCGCGCTCCAACCTCACGTCCAAGCCCGAGGAGGCAGCCGCATGACCACCATCACGAAGGACATGCTCGAGCGCGACGGCGTCCGCATGGAGGTCGACGCCGCTGGCCGCGCCGCGACGCTCTACGTCTACGGCATCATCGGCCACGACGAGTGGTGGGACGACGTCGTGTCGACGTCGATCGTCCGGCAGCTCGACGCGCTCGAGGCCGACACGATCACTGTGCGCATCAACAGCCCCGGCGGCTTCGCCCGTGACGGCGTCGCCATCATGGGCGCCCTCGCTCGGCACCCCGCGAAGGTCACGGCCATCGTCGACGGCCTCGCCGCCTCCGCCGCGACCATCATCGCGATGGGCGCCGACGAGGTCCTCATGGGCACCGGCACCGAGTTCATGATCCACGACGCATGGAGCGTCGTCGCCGGCCCGTCCGCGAAGCTCGCGCACGAGGCCGACCACCTCGACAAGCTCTCCGCATCGATCGCCGCCATCTACGCCGAGCGCGCCGGCGGCACCGCCGAGGAGTGGCGCGCCGCGATGCTCGCCGAGACCTGGTACTCGGCCGCGGAGACCGT